TATAGTTTTTACAACTGTAGGTCACAGTTCTGGAGATACATATACTGTAACTCTCCAGATGAGAAAGAACTATGACTAGAAAAAGGGACAAGCAACCCCCTAAAACAAAAAAATATTTCCGCCCCACAAAAAAAGGGGCGGGAATGACTAAAGCAGGAGTTGCTCGTTACCGAAGAGAGAACCCTGGTAGTAAACTAAAAACCGCTGTTACTGGTAAAGTTAAGCCTGGTAGCAAAGCAGCAAAAAGAAGAAAATCGTTTTGTGCTCGTTCACTAGGGCAAATGAAAAAGTTTCCAAAAGCAGCAAAAAATCCAAATAGCCGTTTACGACAAGCAAGAAGAAGATGGAAGTGCTAATGAAAAAAATACCAAAATCAAAACCACCAATAGCTAAATTACCAAAACCAAAACCCAAAGAAAAAGATCTTACAATAAAACAACTAGGTAATAAATATAGAATTATGATACAAAACAAATTAGATGGTATGAAAGAAAAAGATAGACTACCATATCTAACTAAAGAACTTAAAAATTTAGGAATATTTAAAATAGAAAAATGACAAGTAAAGAATTATTAAAATTATTAGAAAAACATGAGCAAGTTTGTAATTCACGATTTGATGGAATCAACGCTAAATTAAATAAACTTGATAATAGGTTATGGATTATAGTAACATTAATTATAGTCGCTAGTGGGTTGGAGCAACTTATCTAATGACTATGGGTCGGTCACAGATGTCAAAACAAGTGACCAATCCACCACGGAAGAGGAAGTGGAGTGCCAAACGGAAGAGGAAGATCAATTGTGCCAGACCTCGTGGATTTTCTGAAAAAGCACATTGTGCCTCTAAAAAAAGGCGAGGTCGTAAGAGGTGAACCAATTAAGGTTTGTCTTAAATGTAAAAAGAGAGAGTGGATGTGCACTTGTTGGAAAATATTAAGGAGATAAAATATGCCAAAAGATGCTTGTTATTATAAAGTTAAAGCTAGATATAAAGTTTTCCCATCAGCTTATGCTTCAGGAGCCATTGCAAAATGCCGAAAAGTAGGTGCAGCAAACTATGGCACAGGTGGTAAAAAGAAAAAAACCAAAAAGAAAGCCATGGGCGGAGTCATAAAATTTGGCACTGGTGGATCGGTAAATGCAGGATGTGGTGCAGTTATGAAAGAACGTGGTAAAAAAACACTCTTAGTATAATGGCAGTTAGAAAGACAAAAGCAGGTTTAGCACTTAAACGATGGTTTAAAGAAGATTGGAAAGATCAAAGAACTGGTAAGAAGTGTGGTAGACAGAAAGGTGAAAAAAGAGGTACACCCTATTGTAGGCCAACTAAACGTATTTCTAAAAAAACACCAAAAACAGCATCAGAGATGACAGCGGCAGAAAAACGTAGTAGGATAGCACAGAAGAAGAGATTAGGGCAACCCGCCGGTAAGCCAAGAAGAGTAAAAGCTTTGAAAAGGAGAAAGAAGTGAACAAAAAAACACAATTAAATAAAGCCATTCAAAAAGTTAAAAACAAAACTAATAATAAAAAAACTACAAAAAAGAAAAAACTTCCTCCAGCACTTCAAGCTTTTTTAGATAAAAAGAAAAAGAAAAAAGCGAAAGGTTAATCAATGACAACCTCAAACTCAAGAGATTTTAATTTAGATGTTGCTGATATTATTGAAGAGGCATATGAACGTTGTGGATTAGAATCTAGAACAGGATATGATTTGCAAACTGCAAGACGATCTTTAAATATCATGTTTGCTGAGTGGGCAAATAGAGGATTAAATTTATGGACTGTTCAACAAGAAACACAGGCACTTACCTCTGGAACAGCTACTTATGCTTTAACTTCTGATTATACGGATTTGTTAGAAGTTGCAGTAAGAAGAAGTGGAACAGACTTTATGATGACAAAAATGAGTCGTGGAGAATATTTAAATATACCTACTAAAACACAAACGGGTAGACCAACGCAGTATTATTTTGACAGAAGAACCACACCAAATTTAATTTTGTGGCCTACTCCAGAAAATAGCACAGATTCTTTAATCTATTATTATGTTAGAAGGATACAAGACGTAGACACTCATATAAATACAACAGACGCACCTTTTAGATTTTTACCTTGTGTGATTGCAGGATTAGCTTATTACTTATCTGTAAAAAAAGCACCAGATAGAGTGCAATTACTAAAAAGTATTTACGAGGAGGAGTTTCAAAGAGCAAGTGATGAAGATGATGATAGAGTGCCTCTTAAACTTACACCAGATATTAAATTTTTGAGGGTATGATGGGTAGATTTGCTTCAGGAAAATATGCTTACGGAATATCAGATCGATCTGGTTTTAGGTATAGAATCCGTGAAATGAGAAAAGAATGGAATGGAGCTTTTGTCGGTTATGATGAATATGAAGAAAAACATCCGCAACTAGAAATTTTAAGAATAAAAACTGATCCAGAGGCAATAAGAGATGCAAGACCAGATCGAGCAGAACCATCAGTTGAAAATTTACTAACTATTGACCCATTTACAACCGCTGAAGCAAGTTCTGGTTCTACTGTAATCACAGTTCTTGAAAAAAATCATGGCCGTTCAAGTTCTGACACAGTTAGATTTAGAAATTGTGTCGGCTTTGATGGTATTTCAAAAGCAATTTTAGAATTATCTACGGGTTATTCTATTACGGTTACATCGACAGATCGATACACTTTTACTGTAAGTGCTTCATCTACATCTGGTAATTTAAATGGAGGCGGAGATCGTGCATCAGCAGGTCCCGTTACATTGTCGTCATGAGTTTTACTTTATCTTCACTAAAAACTGCTTTGCAAGACTACACAGACAATAGCGAATCAAATTTTGTTACTCATTTACCTGACTTTATAAAAGCGGCAGAAGAAAAAATCTTAAAATCTATTGACTTAGAATTTTTTAGAAAAAATGTTTCATCCACGTTAACTTCTTCTGATAAATTTTTAAGCACACCAACAGATTATTTAGCCTCTTTTTCATTGCAAATAACTACAAGTGGTAGCGAAACATTTCTCAAACAAAAGGACGTTAATTTTTTACAAGAGATTTATTCAACATCATCAAGCACTGGTGTTCCAAGATACTATGCAGTTTTTGACATTAATAACTTTATCTTGGCACCGACTCCTAATAGTAACTATACAATTGAATTACATTATTTTTATAGACCCACAAGTTTAACTGCTGGTGCTGATAGTGGAACTACGTGGTTAAGCACAAATGCTCCATTTGCTTTGCTTTACGGATCATTAATTGAAGCTTATACTTTTATGAAAGGTGAAGCAGATATTTTACAAAATTACAATAGTTTATATGTTCAATATTTATCAAGATTGAAAGATCTTGGAGAAGCGAGAGAAAATACAGACGGATATAGAGTGGGTCTACCAATGAGACCAAGAACATAGGAGATAGAAGATGGCGACATCAAGTGCAGCAACTAATTATCTTGAAAGAAGATTATTACACTTTTTATTTAAAAATAATTCACTAAGTTTTTCATCACCAGGTGATAGTATATATGTTGGATTAGCAACGGCAGTATCTTCAGCAGAGACAGGTTCATTAACTGAAGCAACCTTTACAAATTATGCCAGACAACAAGTGACTGCTTCTAACTGGACAACAATAGGTTCAGATTCAACAGATACACAAACGGCAAAGAATGCAGCGAACATTGAGTTTCCCGCTTCTGGTGGTACAAATAACACTATCACTCATGTGTTTTTAGCAGATGCAAGTACTAGTGGTAATATACTTTTTGTAGGAGCTTTAGATGCCAGTAAGGTAATACAATCTGGAGACATTTTTAGAATTAACGCAGACAACTTAACAATAGAGTTAAAATAATGGCACTAGTAATATCAGATAGAATAAAAGAAACAACAACCACAA